AATAACCAGTAGTTCCAATACTTGGTAATTGCTTTGTTTTTTCAATTGTCCAAGTTGCACGCTGACTAGTGATGAGGTTTGTTTCATCCCTTTCCATTTCATTTTTTGACATTGATAAAAATAATTTTACAATGTTATGCATGTTGTGATGAACGGTATTACCCATCTTTGCTTTTGTTACAGCAAACATACCGCTAAGATCCACTGTCTGGTGAGCGACAAAGAGCATTACATTTCTCTCTTTATGCAAATAATTGACGAGCTTTTGAAGTAAGAAACCCTGAGACCTTGATTGCAGCCCCATCGCCTTTCCCCCTTCCGGTTTATCATAGAATTCTTCCTTAATAATGTTAGAAAGACTGTCAAATAAGAAAATGTGTTTTTCTGTTGAATGATTAAGATATTCATAAATATTTTTAAGTATCTCTTCAACAATGGTTGATTGAACAACAACTATATCATTAATATTTATATCGCACTTGGCAGCATATGCATCATTATAAGATGATTCCGAATCAATAATAACTGGTCTATATCCAAGACTTTGCGCTTTTGCTAAAATCCTAAAGCACATTGTTGTCTTACCAACAGACGGCGTGCCCCAAAACAAATGTGTAGCGCCGGTGTTAAGTCCACCGCCGAGTGCTCTGTTTAATCCAATACTCGGTGTCGGTATCACTTCATGCACTGGCATTCTATCGCCCTTGCGTTTATCTACTAATAACATATCTCTCCTTATTCGTATATGTGCTCTGGTGTAATATAATTAATATTTTTTCTTTTAATATAATCTTCTATCGTAATTATTTTATCAGAAGAATCGAGTTTAAATGTGTCAAGACGATTAAGTGATTCTTTATCTTCAATCTTTGATAGTCGTGCTGCATACCATTGCCCCTCTATCAAAATATTTTTAATTTTCTTATATACAGAATTGAACAAAATAACCTTAAAGAACTGCTTACCATCCCAGCAATACACGCTTGCCATTTCTTTATTGCTTTGAGTTGTAAAGATTCTAATATTAAAGATATACATCATTGTTTTTGGGTCGTTAACAAATCCAATATCATGTTTGTAAACCCAAGAGTATTTATGATTGACTCCAGTTTTTTTCATCATCATAATACCAAACAATCTTGAGTCATGTAACTGAAAGACATCGCAATAGGCATGCAGTGTTCTATCACCAATTAATGCATACACATAGTCTCGCTGTGCTAATTCCGTATTTCTTTCACCAAAAACTGTACATGAACCAGAATGATCTTCAAATTCTATACGCAAATAGTTTTGCGCTTTCTTTGTAGATCTAACAACAGCCTTAATCAGTGTAAGATTTGACATTGTTTCATGAAAATCTGCAGCATTTTCTACAAATTCGTCAATCTCTGTCTTAAATTCACTAGATTTAATTGGAAATCCCAGAACAGGGAGATAATATCTTGGATGATCAAATTCTGAAATATGACCAATTGATTGAAATGCACCAACTTTATCTAAACTTTCTCTCAATGGAGCCTTGATTGCAGATTTTGAACATTTATTACTAAACTCCTCGAACGAATTAAATGGTCGTTTAGCAAAAATTTCTTTAATCGCACTTGCACCACAACCCGCTACATTTGCAAGACCAAATCTAATACCCAGATCTTCATCAGGCAGTGACATTGAAAAAAATTCTTGCGATTTATTAATATCCGGTGGGTAAATTTTAAGCCCTAATCTTTGAGCTTCCATTAAATATGCGGTAATTTTATCGGTTGCCGACTCGTTGTACAGCAGCGCCCAGATAAATTCAAGCGGATAATTAACTTTCAACCACATTGTCTGATATGACATAAGAGAATACGCAACAGCGTGAGATTTATTAAACATATACAAAGCTGACATTTCAAATTCCGACCAAATTTTTTCAGATTGTATCTTAGTAAGATATTTATTGCTTACAAACTTATCTTTAAACTTATCAAAACCAGCTATATCCTTTTTTTTACCAATAATCTTACGCAACGAGTCAGCTTCTGACCATGTAAACTCAGCCAAAAGCACTACCATCTGCATCAATTGCTCTTGGAATATAACTGTGCCATATGTCTCTTCTAAAATTGGCATCACTATCTTATGTGGATACTTGGGGCTTGACTTGCCCTTTTTGCAATCGATATATCTCTGCCCTTGTGATAATAGGGCACCAGGCCTAACTAGGGCATTTGACACTACAAGATCGTTAAAATTATCGATACCCATTCTTTCTATCAAATTACGATAGGCGGCGGCATCTGTCTGGAAAATACCCACCGTATTAATGTTATTGAAATTCTCGTACACCCGGGGGTCATCCAGAGCTAAGGATTGTGCCTCTACATTGGCACCAAACCGCTCTAGGATCATCGCTAATGCGTCTTTAATGACAGATACGGTCTTGAGGCCCAAAACATCTATTTTTATTAAACCAACGGCTTCTGCGTCCTCCATCGCAAAGGCGGTCACGGAGCTGCGCTCACCACCTTGAGAGTCTTTTCTGGACTCCACAGGACACACTTGTGTTAATGGTATAGCAGATACCACCATCCCTGCAGCATGGACACCTGCCGTGCGTACACGATCTTGTAGGCGCTCTGCAATTTGTGGAACGTCCGGATATTTACGGACAAATATCTTACCTTTATCTGTACTCTTAAGTTCATCAATTGTTTCAAAGTATGGCGTTATAGAGTTAATCTCTGGAAATGGCACTTGTAAGATACGAGCAACATCTTTAATAGCACTCTTGGGCTTAAATGTACCATAAATTGAAATTGCGGCAACTTTATCCGTCCCCCAGCGATAGGCAAGATAGTTTTTAATCTCATCTCGGCGCTTATCTTCAAAATCCAAGTCAATATCCGGATAGTCATTTCTTTCTGGATTTATAAATCTGGAGAAAAGGAGATTGTATTTAATTGGGTCTACCTTGGAAATGTCGAGCAAATAGGCCAGCAAACTACCGCCCACTGAACCTCGCCCCGTGCCTCTGCCAATATTATTATTATCCGCCCATTTAACTAAATCCCATACAATCAAGAAGTAGTCGGCAAATCCTAGCTGTTTAATGACATCCAATTCTTCATTGAGTCTTTGTAGATATTCTTCCCCCAAGCCTATCTCTTTTAAGCGAAAACTTGTAACTTCCGCCAAATAATCATCAGAGTTGATTTTACGCATGAATTTTGGCAACAGGTTCTTTCGCCTCCCCAACTTTGCCGTACATTTATTAGCAATCTCAATTGTATTCTCCAGAATATCTATTCGATCATAACCGGCATCTTTAAACCACGAAGCTACTTCGCCAGCTTCTGCCAGGTAGGGATTAATTTTATCGAATCGCAAAGATCGATCAGGATACATATTGTTAATCTTTTGGACCATATCAAGACCTGGGTTATGAATACAATCAGAATGCTCTTTGGCATGCCTTAGCTCTGCGGCTCCCATACCAGGGTATTGTGAGAGCATAAGCAGTATCTCTTCACACCCCTTATCTTTTCTTGTTGGAAAATGACAATCTGCTGTTGCTACAACAGGTCTATTGTATGCAGTCGCTAGGCTGATAAGTCCGTCATTGAGTTCTTTTGGATTCCAAGCTTGTATTTCATAATAGAAATCATCTTTAAATATCTTTAAAAACCGCTCCGACAATTCCTGTGCCCTAGATGTATCTTTAGCCATAATTGATTTAGATATAGCACTAGCCATACATCCAGATAGAGCGATAATATCATTGTCTACAAACTGTTCCAATAATTGAAAATCAATTCTTGGTTTATAATAGAAATTTTCTGTCCACGCGGTTTGATTGATTTTAAATAATTTTTGCAGACCTTCATTTGTTTTGGCTATAAGAATAAGATGAAATCTCTCGCTATTATCTTCAGAGTCTTGCGGGACAGACTCTACGAAATATGCCTCAATACCAAACAATGGTTTTATATCATGAGCTTTACAAGCGTCTTGAAATTTCAAGACCCCACCCATTGTGCCATGATCAGTAATTGCCGCCGCAATTTGACCATTGATACTTGTTATTTTTGCAATCTCATCCGGTGTGGACATACCGTCGAGCAGTGAGTATTCAGAATGACAGTGAAGGTGAACGAAATCTGTCACTTTGTATCCTTAAATCTAATTAATAAATTTTTCTAATGTAATATCAAACAATGTATCTATACTATTGTATTTATCCCAAAATTCTTTATTATACCATTGCTTTCTGAGGTAACAATTAATATTAAATTTTTGCAGTTCTTCTATTTCCATAGGATTGTCCTCTACAACAAATAGTGGATCAATGGTCTTGATTACGTCAATCTTCTTACCGAATTGTGAAAATCGCGGCACTCTTGAGTTTATATTCCATTTTTCCAACCACGGCAAAGTTTGTTCTATTGACGCCTGCTGTTGCCTTGCAGTAACAATTTCTATATCATAACCAATACTAAACCAATAATTTATTTGATACCAAGCATCTTCATATGGCTTCATATTAGCCCAGAATAATGGTATATTAAATATGTTTAAAATATCAGGATCATTAACTGTGGATATAAGTGATGGCCCATAGTTGGCTTCATCAGCAGGCACGCCTAAACCATCAAGCCAATTGCTCATTGATGAATCGATATCGGCAATTACGCCATCTAAATCCAATACAATTGTGAGATTTTTTACTTTTGTTATTTTCATTTTTTCCTTTTGTGGAGGCAAAGGGAGTTGAACCCTTAACCTTCTGCTTGCAAAGCAGATGCTCTTACCGATTGAGCTATGCCCCCCACCCTGGCTAATGCAACCCCTACCAGCTCACCAAGTATCTTTTAATTCACCAGTAGTCAAGAACACCTGCTGCTTTTCATAAGGAAGCTTCATGTACACATTGTCTAACTGATGCATTTCCAGATCCGTAATTGCTTTCGCTTCTGGGGATACATCTAAAGGAATGATGGAGTAATTTGTATCGTGCTGTGCGGAGCCAGTACGAGAATACTTGTAGTATCTGTCAGTAATCGTACCAAACTCTTTGGCATACTCGATAAGTGTCAAACCAACATGTCGTTGATTAAATGTTGTGTCCAACACTCTTGGTGCCCATATCCCCAGCTCTTCTTCAACTGCAATATTGATCAGCAGGTGCGGTCTTGGCCTCCATGCTTTATCATTAGTTGACTGCTCGGTTGCCCAGCATCTATAGTTATATTCTTCCATAGATGCAGTCGAGAGACATTTCCACTTCCAGTTAATTGGTGAAACCACCACTGGAACTGTAATTGCCGCACCAACCTTTTCATCATAATTCTTTGAGTCTTCTGTTAGTTCTTGTCTGAATCTAATTCTGAATGACTGCCCTGCTTGAACAGTAAAAAAACGGTTTGGACGTTTCCCTTTTCCACCTGCCGGTGTTACTGCCTTTTCAAGGTCTTTTAGTGTTTTAATTGATGTAAATGCCATTTGTTTTTCTCCTAAATAATTTTGTTTTTGTTGTTAATTGCTTCTTTTATTTCATTACTAGTCATTTCGCCCGGGTCTTTCAACCCCGGCGGAATGCTTGCGAACGAGAGATCTTTCCCTCGGCACATCTCTATGATACCACGCCGCATGGCCTCTCCAGCCTCATCATTGTCGGAAAATATGATAATACTATCAAAAAATTTCCGAATTATCTTCATCTGTTTTTCTGATACCATAGCGCCAAGTGTTGCTACCGTATGTGGAAATCCAGCTTGATGAACAAACATACAGTCCACACTGCCTTCAACAATTATACATGAAGGGTGTTGCTTAGCATTTTGGATATTAAACAGATTATCGGCCCTCTTAAAACCTCGATTATAAAGATATCTCGGTTCTTGATAGGACTCCACGGCTCGCCCAATAAGCCCTGTAAGTTTATATGTATGAGATCTTACTGGTATCACAACTCTATTTTTTTCCATAGAGAAACCAACTTCAAAGTATCTAAGCGTATCTATCGTCAAGCCTCTTTCTATTAGAGTTATAATCTTTTTAAGTTGGGATTCGTCTTTATAGTCAATTGATAGATTATCTATAGAAAGATCATCTTTATCTTCTTTATTGATATTCGACTGTTGATCAAAAATTGGTTTATTCAATATAAAATTTCCACTGTAGGGTTTACCTGTCAAATAAGAATATAATTGTCTAAAGTTACCCTTTTTACCGCACGATGGATTAAAGCATTGCCAGAGACCTGTCTTGATATTTATATACATTGCTGCACTGTGCGTATTTTTATGAAATGGACAAAATACATTTAATTCATCCCCAGCTGCTGATTGTATTGGCACTGAGTATTTAGTAAATAAATTATATATTTCCTCTTGCAACTGCTTAGACGAAAATTTTGAATTTATAGACATTTCGCTCTTTATCATAATCAGTAATTAAATTTGTTTTATCAAAATTGCCTTTTTCTTTTCTAGCCTCATCTTCCATCCAAGGTCTTAATCTATGCAATGTTTCAATGTCGACAACCTCACCGGAGACGATGATTCTGTTTATTTTTTTGAGTTTTTTCATTTTTCTACCCATCAGATATCCCACTCCTCACTCCATTTCCCTATTTCCAGATTCCATCTAAGATAAAAGCCGAATTGCGATGCTCGTCTTACTTTCCTAGATACCACTTGAAATAAATCGGAAGCCGCTTCTCGGTGTATGGCTAGAACTAAATCTGCATCATATGCCAGCTGTTTACTCCACGCAACCTCTTCCAATTCAGGTGGTCTTTCAGAATGACCATCAGCCATTGTAACTGCTGCAACATCTATTATTGGAATGCTATTACGAACGGCTATTCTTTTAAATGCTTTTGATAAATTCTTTGCCTTTTCTGTTTCTGTTTTGGCACCAGATGCGTCATCAAATAAACCGTGGTAGTCAAGGATAACAAGATCAGGATGATATTGGTCAATTTTAGCCTGAACCATATTTTGATCCGCTGTTTCAAGACCCTCTGATGTTACTAAATGTATTGAATGCTTACCAGAAAAAGTCTCCTCTGCCCATTTTTCATATTTTTCAATAATTTCTGGATTGGCTTTTACTAAGTCGGTATTAGTAAAATGGCCTTCTCCATTATTTAAAAGTGTATCAAGTCTTTGCCCCTCTTGCTGTTTATTCATTTCAAGAGAAATAATTAATGGTCGATAACCAGCCTTCCAGGCATTTACTGCAAACAGTCTTGCAATAAATGATTTACCAACACCAGTCCAGCCCAAAAGAACAATAAAATCCCCCGGCTGCCAACCACCAAAGACCTTATCAATTACATTAATTCCCGATGGAATGCCTTGAATTTCTTTTTTATTCCTCGATCTTTCCTTAAGATCTTGCGCCCTATCTCGCCATTCACCAGCTAAATCTGTATCTTTAAGATTACTAGAGAACTTATAAAGCTTTGAAGATTCTTCCATTAAATATGATATCGCTTGCCTTGCACCAACATCACTAATTAATGAATGTGCTTTAGAAACAATACTTCGTGCTTGATATGCTAAAGATTCTTTTTTAGCTTCATCAATATAATAACCAATTGGTTCCGGTGTTGAAATAAATTCAAAGTCCGCATGATGTTGCTTTATAGTTTCTTTTGATGGTACTCGTTTATGATTCTCGAAGTGTTCAACTATAAAGTTCCATATATCTCGATGTTCAAGAAAAACTTTTTCAACACCACCATTTACAGCAGAGATATAGTCTTTCGAGTCAATAATTGCATTGAGCAATCTAACCTCATAATTCATTTATGATCCTAATCTTTTTTTAGTTTCCTGTACAATATCTTTAAACTTATCTTGAGACTTCTTTTCAAACTCAATTCTTTCAACAAATGATCTCGATTCAATAGCAAAATCAAACACCAAGAAAGGACCAGGGCGAGATTTTACAAAATACTCAATTGCCTCCTCTAGACCATCTTTTCTATAAAATGTAGCCAATGCATCAGCAACTTGCTCCTGCCTTGGGGAGTCTGGTATAAAAAGCTTATGATACTTTTTGCAACAACTTTTGAAGTACTCTATCAGTTCGTTTCCAGTTAGAATCATCCGGCTTCTTCACCTTCTTCCAAGTTTCTTGCATAACATCAAATTCTGAAAGACCACCATTAACACCATAAAAAGAATCTGTTTCCCACATATTTAAAATACATTCTTTTCTAACAGTGCATGATTGGCAGACAGTTTTTGCATACTGTACTTCTTGATAATTATATGAAAACCAATACTTACTATTCTTATCTATCAGGCATAGCGCCCTTTTTCTCCAATTAGAAATCATTTCTCAGTATCTAGCTCTTGAAGTTTTGCTTCTATTTGGGAATCAACTGCATCCCACAACTTCTTCCAACTATCCTCGTCTTCAATACCACTGCATATAATCCTTGCACCAGCATCTAATCTTAATGATTCGTAGTTTCCAAGATTTTTGGTAATCCCAACTGAAGCCCAAATTTCGACTTGATCTTGGTTTAATTTATTAACTTGTGCCATTTTTATCTCCTGTTGATTTTTATCTTTTGTGACATTCTGATTATTTTGACTGGAATTGATTTATTACTGGACGGTCGCCCAGGCATTCTACCATTGAAAAAAGAAACCATATCGTAAACATCGTTCTTTTCATAATATCTCCAATTCTTATAGCCATCACAGGTTTCGCTAAATTTCTTCCCCGTTGATATTAAATTACGCTTTTCATACTTACGAATAGTATCTGGTCTCTTTTCTACAATCTTTGCAATTTCACCTATGGTATAGATTCTATGCAATATTAGCTCTGCACCATTGTAAGGAAACTCGATTTCAGCTTTGGTGCTTAAATCAATTGCATAGATTTTATTCATATTTTTTACAATCTTCTTTATTTTTATAATTGTTGTAGAATATTTGTAAAATTTATTTTTAATTATTTTATCCTGTAACAACATATCTTTCTCTGACTTGCTTAAAATTAAATTTCTTAAAGATTGTATTTAATTCTGAAACCTCCATGTCCACACCTCTAGCGCATCCAATACATGTTAAATCAATATAATTTTTTCTTCCAGCGAAATACTGAACTCCAAGTAGCATTTTATTATGACAATGTAAGCATCTCAATTCCCTGTTGCAATAGTAACTTTTTATTTCCGGAATTTGTATTTTTTTCATTTATCTAGCCAACAGTTATATTCTGCTGTTACCATGCCTTTCTCGGGATGTACAAATACTAATAATTGCGATGGCCTTCCAGCTGAGGCTAGCGTTTCAGCAGCGTATGTATTAACAGACTCTGGACTTCCAGCAATTCTGAGCTGAACGGTATTAAATGTCATCTTTGTAGGGGTATGGAAATGACCTATATAGATATCATCGAATTCCTCCTCTACCGCCCCAATTTTCCAACCATAGGCCTTCTTTTGAAAAGCATAAAATGATGAAAGACTTCCAAATTGATCTCCATGGCAAAGTAATGCCTTATATTTCCCGATTTTATCTACTGCGTACCAATGCCTCTCACCACGACCGTCTGGGATAATAAATTTAACTCTCGGCTCTTTTTCAAACATCAACTGTGTAATACGATAGAGCATTCTATCGCCATTTGTTTCTGGGTCATGGTCTCTTTTTGCCCTACCACCAATTGAACCATGATTTCCTATCACACCAACAAATGTAACCTTTTCAAAGTTTTCAAGCATTATGTTTATGAAATTTTTCATAATTCTGGGGCCGTCAACTGTTATCTGCCGATATAAACCACCGTCAACTAGAAATGACTGACCTGGAAAGATTAATTCACCCTCTATAATGTCACCCAAAGCCCAAATTCTAATTTCTTTTATTGGATGATCTTTTCTTTGCATTTCAACAAGATTAATAATTTTTTCTGCGTACCTATAAACTCTTTCTTCACAAATCGTAGAGTTATAATCAGGCGTTACTTTAGATAATTGCCAATCTGAAAGAATCGCTACTGCAACCTCTTCATTTCCACGTCTTTTATCAATTTTTGGCTTAGGAATTGGCTTAAATTTTGTAGAGGCAATATCATCCTTGACTGCTTGATAAACCGCCGATGTTAGGTCGTCACTCTTTGTTTTCAGTTTATTATATTCCTGCAGTAACCTTGTGTATGCCACCTTAATTTCGGCATCTGAGTCTGGTTTTTTACCCGATAGCGGATCGGTGGGCACTTCAAACAACCCCTTTTCTCTACGAAATTTGCAAAGACCGCTGATATCAATCGATCTCCGGCATTCCTTGTCAGCGAATTTCTGATTTGCGGTTTTAGGGTCGAATTCCTGGTCGCAACCCTCCGCTGCACAAATTTTCATAGGGTCAATTATACACGATTTTCTCGCGGCAAGGTGCCGCCCGAGATATTTTTGGGATTAATTTTAGACGCCTCTCGTCTTAAATCATTTTTACGACGCATACTTTCGCCCATTTTTTTCCGATGTTGCCGGGATGGTTTCCTACCTTCTCGATGTATCGCACTATGCTCCGACACTGTACATAGAAATAAATTATCAAGGCGATTGTCAGTTTTTATTTCATTTATATGATGCACAGTCTCCCATGCCTCAAGATATCTATTTAGATACTTCTCAACGACAAGACGGTGCTCATAGACATACCCTTTAATATTGTACTTATGTTCTGGGCTAAGAATTCTGACATAGCCTTTGTCGTCAATGTATTTTCCGCCTTTATAATTTGGATTATTTTGACCATGAACATTTCTCTCTGTCCATTCAATATCTTTCCTTTTAGAGGCTAAGCTATCTTTCATCAGATACTTGCACCAACATCCTCAACTAATAATTGCAGCCTTTGCTCTGCAGTGGGGGTTACACTTATTTGTGGGGCATTCGATAAACCAGAGGTGCCGCCAGTTCTTGCCACTGCTACGGAGAAAGAATTGGCAACTAGGCCGCCTCCACTTTCTAAATAAACTGAATATGTTCCCGCACCAATAATAGTAATATCATTTGATTTAGTAGATAGTGTTACTGTTTGTGCATCTGCTGCTGTATTATAAAATGCATAGGGTGGAATGGTAAAATTCCAAACCATTAGTGGAGACGAAGCGCCATAGCCACTGGATACGGCATTATAGAGTTTAAGCTTAAGTATTGCATCCTCCGCGCCCTTGCCCAAAATATTAAAGCCTGGAAAAACACAAGTTAATTTGTAGTAACGATTTTGGTCGATTGTAACTCTTTGATCCGAGCCACCATCGGGATTAGTTAGTGCCAAGATTTGGATATCGGAATCAGCAACGTTATTTGTAGCCTCTGAGGTAGTTTCTACAAATTCTAAAACGCCTTGCGGTTTTGCATCATTTGCATCCCTAATTTGCTCCATATTCATAGACATTTGAGACATTCGATCAGAAGAAATTGGGGTTCCATCAGTCCATGAAACAAAGACGTAGTTTTCGTATGCCATTTAACTATTATACTCCATTTACTGCTCCAATGCCTTAAGTCTGTTATTTAAATCAATAATAGTGCCAATTAAATACGGAATAAATTCTTTATAAGAAATATGCTCATATATCGGAATGGTGTAAACACCGTCTTCTTTAAAAATATACCGCCATCCATCGCCGTATTCATTCATTTCCTCAACTGTCATTCCATTTGGATAATCAACATATCTGTGCACACACATTTCATCTTGCGGCTCAAATTGGACTAATTCTGGAAAAACTTGTCTAATTTCGTCAGCAATTAATCCAACTCTATGCTGTCCTCTTAAATGTAACAAAGGATTTTTATTATTGAAATCATACTCATAAACATTTAAAGAATAAATTTTATTCAATAACTCGCTAGATAGCGGTAGTACATTATTTTTTAACCTCCTATCAGATATGTTAGTATATTCAAGCGATAGCTGCAGTCCACTGTTACCATCAATAACTCCATAGAAAATACCACCATCATTTGTATAATCAAAAGATATAGGCCACTTTTGGCCTGGACCTGGGATACTTGGATATCTAATCCCTTTATCATATGCATTAAAATAACCGGCGCCGCCAGAAATAGTATCTTTATCAATATACAATCCATCTTCACCAATAGTGATTGAGTTGTCAACGCCCAAAGCCGGTGTTCCAATAAAATTTGCAAAAACTGTGGTTGAGATACTACCGTCTGATATGGCAACACCAGAATAAAGATACTCTGCATAATCGTTACCTCTTTCAACAGCCACTCCTTGGGAAAACATAATAGACTTTGAGTTAACGCCAGAAGCTGGAGCCTCCACGATATAAGCTGGCTGCCCTCCTTCTTCTGGTTTAGCGGTCGGCCCAAGTGACATCCCACCAGCATAGCTGCCACCACTAGTTAAGTTATCACCAGTAATTTCCCAGCCAGCAATTTGGCCGCCAGTAGCTGATAGCTTACCAGTTGTTACGTCGCCAGTAACAGAGAGATCGTTGCCATTAAATGACATAAATTGAGAATTACTACCAACTCTAAAAACTCCATTAGCATACCAGTAATTATTGTTATTAATAATTACAGCACCGGCTGTGAGAGTACCCCTAATTGAAGCTGCACCGAATTCGGCGGCTCCATTGCTATATAATACCCATCCAGATGTATTAGCCACATAATTGTTGCTACGTATAACATTATTGACTAAAACTATATTAGCCGCCAACTCATTTGCCGTAACTGCACCAGCTGCAATGTGAACAGATTGAACAGAATTTGGCAGTAATCTGACACCTGACGGGCCGAGAACATCGGTTTTAATAACATTTGAAATAACTGTTTTTAAGTTGTCAAAGTTCCTTTGCTGATTTATTTGTCTTTGATTTGACCCAATTTTACCAACAGTAAAATCATAAATAGAATATTGCCCTGTATCGATCAACGAAGACGACACACCATCATGGTCATGCCCGCCTTCAAAGAATACTATAGAGTTTTCCGATATAGCATTGCCAGATCTAAAACCCATTAGACCACCTTCCTTACAACAATAGACTGGGACAAGCTTTTATCATAATTAAAATCAGAACTTATAACCCAGTAGTCACCATTTATAATATCAAAGGAATCCATAGTTGATATTCTTATTCTATCACCAAGTTGTAATTTTGGTATTGTTAATACGTTTAAATTTAAAATTGGCACTGGATCCCCCATTTTATTAATAATAAAATTAGCTAGTCTTTTAGCATGATCAAGATTAGTAATAAATCGATTATCAATTATTATTTCTTTTAATCCATATTTTCTAATATTATCATCTAGAGCCACTTTCTTTTCTTTGACATCCCCAGTATTTTCACTAACAACAACTGGTATGCCTGCAATAGCGGTAAAATGCTTTTCTTGTGTGATTGGATTCTCTCCTTCTATATACACTATATCTCCGGAAACATTACTATTGGCAGCTGCGATAATTAGGACAGCTCCATATGGAGTTGGATTATATCTAATTAAATCCAATTTTGGCGGCTTAACTGTTGATATATTTGTAATTAAGGGTTGCTCAATCATATAAGCCGGTGATTTATCGAACGTCAATTTATCATAAACTTTAACTTCTCTAACAAGAGTATTTGAACTATGTGCAACCGCCTGAGTATCGAATTGCCCTCGCTCTAGTGAGATGAAAGAATTACTCGTTGTATTACCATATTTAATTATTTCACTATCGATCATTAAATAACCTGTTTTGGGGAAGAATGGATCATCTGTTGTTGAAACACTTATGCTTGTATCCGAGTTGCTCATTGATCCAGTTAGTAAAACAACAGCCACTGTTGTTGGATCTTCTGCTCTCCACAATCCTTGTTTGCTCATAATATTATTAGTAACACCTTGTGTTTTTACTGTTACTTTATTTGTCTGTAATTGAACATTGTAGCTTGCATCTATTATGTTTGAAGAATCAGAAAGTGTATATTGAACATTAGAATGTTGATCAATTGATGTTTCAAAAAGTCTATTAAAATGTTCATATCTAGCTTGATTATATTCATCAAAGTATAATCTTCCAAAATCTGCCAAACTAATCTCATCAATAATTTGTCCTATTGTTTGATCGTTTCCATAGATAAATGGCATGACCTGTATTGGTTGAATTTGTGTTTGTACGTATGAATTGACCACCATTTCATCATCAAATGCAATATTGGCAATAGAGAATTCATCTATATAAAACGATCTTATTACAACCGGTGGATTTTCTATTGCATATGATTGATTGCCTTCCGGGCTAAAATAGGCACCCCTGCCGCCTATCGTTACATCTCTATTTGAAAATGGAATTAATGTTCCTGTGGTAGTAATTGTATTTTTAAGCTCTCCATTAATAAAATACTTAAGATTGCTATCTGCATATGTAACTGTGATTAAACTAAAGTTTGTATTAGATAGAGCAGTATTGGATGAAATTGTTTGAATTCCATTAGATGTAACAATTTTAAAACCATTTGATTGTGAGTTGTGATAAAACTCAAATCCACTCGTTGGTGATGAATTATTAAAGGAACTAATATATTCCCCAGAGTTAGCAAAGGGGCCATTGTGCATTTTTGCATACAACTCAATTGTAAAATCACCTGTATAAGCAATACTATTGCTATCAAATACATCGAATGAGTTATGATAGGGGATTCTTATATAGGCATTGGACTCTAATAAAACGGACCTAGAATCTGCATCTGATACGACCCCTGAAGGTTCAGATATCTTTGCATTTGCCAGCAGTATCCCATTATTTTGCCTAGCCGATCTTTCGATAATATTTATATTTGGTGTTGGGGTCCATGTATTATTAGCAAAAGTTAAATAAGAACCATGCTTTCTATTCCCATAATTATCACCGGCAACCATGGTGTAGCATTCGTGACTGTAAACCCAGTCTATAAAATCATCATATTCTTTTTTTAGGAATATCTTAAATGGCTGATTGGTTATCTTTTCCTCAGCAAAAAACTCAATTTTCAAAGAGTATACCTGACCAGCTACTAATTCGTATAAATCAGAAGAGAAAGATACGGGAGTGTTGGTTCCGGAGTCTACAAATCTCCATTCATCTATAATTTTAGTTTCATTTAGATACACCCTGACGCCGCCTTTGTTTATTCCAACAATCAATCTCTGCTCGCCGGTATTGGATGCAATGTAGTATCCATCAAAAACACCATTAAAAAAAGCATCTACAACGACATTATTTTTATCTGTAAATTGACCAGATACCCAATTAACTGCCTTGCTTTCACCATTTTGTTCAGATATTTCTTTTGATGTTGTATTTTTTGATGGAGGAATCGATGTTCTAATATCTAAAGCCTTTTCGTAAGTGGACAGATATTTGTCCAGAGCATCTAGTCTAATATCACGCGGATTACCATCTTCCGGGACTTTGTATAACCTGGCTCTTAGAGAAGAAGCAACTGTTCTTGAATTGTTTACTCTATCTACATTCTTTTCATTAAAATTCAAATGAATCACGGAATTATTTTTAGGATAAAACTTATCAGGATTTATTAAGTAATTGATATTTTTTCTTGGAAAGTTTGTCATTAATAACAAATGTTCAACTGCTTCAGCAACTGTTGTCTCTTGAAGAAGAAAACCTTTTGTTATTGTTTTATCCTGACCAAATTTTGTCCAACCAGTTAGGTTTGCAGATACAGTCATACTTGAGGATGCAGCTTGCCATTCATCAATATAAAAGACACCGAATGGAACATATTCAAATATGTCGTATACAACAGTCGAGCCAGCATTATGCGCCCTTGCTTTAGTATCACCGATCCCCCTTCTTATAGCATTAAAGGCATTCCCCTGCGCTTTTCTTGCAAGCACTCTTTCTTGTGTTGTTGTTCCTGGATTTATAGTTAATATATAATCATCCCCAGAACCCCCACTGGGAAAATCATTAACATTGTGGACACTAATAGTGTTTGCATTAGCGGCTAAATTGGATATAAGCGTTGTAATAACTTGGTCTGATGGGTATGGCGCTCTCTCCCATCCGGCAAAGATAAAGCATCTTAAGTCTTTTTTCATATACTTCCCATAGAGAGAAGCTGAGCTGAACACGTTAAAATCTTTATTAGAATTATCCAATGATAATGAAGCCGTGTTGCTTCCCCCACCAGCAATTGGCAAACTGGTTTCATGCACATCTCTAACTTTTGAGACAGCAAAGTTTATAACATGATCAGTAATATCAACTCTATATATTGGTGAAACCTCATTAACTCTTACATAGTCTTGGGGATTTTTTGTTGTATAAACAGTAAATAATATTTTATTAATATTATTATTAGAGATATTCTCTAAATAATGATTAAAATAATATGAATTGCCAGGTATCTCGCCATCTTCATTATAAACAAGTGTGTTTGTATTATGATATGCTTTAATATTATAAGCACATATTTGACCATTGTATTCAGATGTAATTATATTAATTAAATTAACTTTTCTTTCTGTAAAAATATATGTAAGTATGACTGGCGAGTCCATCTGATAGCCATTGAATGTGGGGTGAAGTGTTGAGGTGCTTTTAACAGAAGATTCATAACCAAACTCATAGTGTTCATCTTTTGTGGTCGGCAAACAATGCCACTGCCCATTTGCTGTTATTGTTTTACCATTTACATCTTTTGCATCACAAACACCCCACGTAAAGGACTGCCGTTCAATACCATTGATGGATTCATTGGGTGTAAAATAAAAATTTCTATTTCTAGATTTATTAAACAAAATCTCTCTACTTGTCAACGCCCTGTTCCCTCGCAAAAGACCGGAGGCACCGGCGGAAACTTGCTGATCAGTTTGTAGGGCATTAGTATAATTACTAGATGCTATTTCTGTATTTCCAGATTTATCAAGATGTCTGCTGTCCAGCCAATCTAATAGTATAAGAGGCTTTACTCTTTGAGAAATAGATGATATAGCACTATTAAAAGAATTGGATATATCCAGGTCATATCTTCCTTTAGTAAGCATTTAAACCTCTTCCAAGCTTATAGAGCAATCCCAAAAATAAATATCATCAACAAGATCACGTCGAATTAGGGTTTCACTGTAATCTTTCACCAATACATTATAACTTGTTTCAGTGTATGGCGCAGCACCATTTTCATCCATATTGATTATTTTTAAAACATGGTGCTGTGGTTTTCCGGCTATTTCCTTTAAGTAGTCCCTACCACGATTTCCATCAACGGTATAAGATTGCGAATTGGGCACATATGTCCATGACAAACTAAATGTTTTTCTAGCCGGTCTGGATGAATATTTATAATATCTACTCTTTCTATTATTCCAGTTAGTATTTTCAACAAATATTGGATCGACCGCAACGCTAAGTTTTCTATTATGATTTGTTATTGGCTTATCATCTATTAACAATACAGTTCTTATATCCGACAAATCACTTGCAGAAATAACATTACCCACACTAAACTTAATGGCACGAGCTGCAACTTGACCAAGATTATTTATAACAATTTTTATAGTAATAAGAACAACTTTTCCAACCACTGTCAAATTGACATTACCACTTAAGGATGCTGATATAAGTTTAACTAACTGAGCAACTGTTGAAATAGATGACGTTGCTGCAATAACCGACGAACCTAATGCATCCTTTTTAATTAATGCATCTACACTAGATATTGATGATATACTTATTTGTGTATGATGTATCTGTTTGGCCTGCACCAAAACTAATGAGTCTGCAGATATAGATACTGATGTAAATCTAATTCCTTCGACAGAAAATTGTATATTTGAATTTATTGCTATTGAAACAGAAGCCAGTTTTACCCTAGTACCAACGGTGAGCGTTGCACCATCGACAACAATTACAGATTCTGCATAAACTAATTTCCCTACAGCGATAGAGACATTGCTTTCTGAGGAAAGCGAAATATTAGCAAATGCTATTTTTGTAATACTAATTACAACATTAGATTGAGTATTAATTGATACATTTATTGTTAATGCATCATCTGAAGTTCTAAAATCAATACCAGGTTTAAATGGTTCTGAGAATGAGTAGAAGCCAAAATCTGACATATTAGATCTCGTTTAATGTAAGAGAGACATCATAATACGAACATTGAGTTGAGTAA